CCTCGTCAACTGTTTCTTGTTCAGAGGAAAGTTTTTCATCTTGTAATATGTTTAATAACCAACTAGCATTTAAGACTACGTCGTGTTGTTCTTTTTGTATAAGATTTCTTAAATGCAATTTAAGTTTATCAACATCAGTCATTATTCCTTTTCTCTTTATTAAGTTTACTATTTGCTTGTCTGCACTCTATTTCTGTCTTAAAAGGTCCTGCATAACCATAGTTAATTAAAGTAGAATACTTAGGGCCATGACTATGTTTCCAACCTTTTTCAAAGTTAATACAATACCAGCCGGCCGCATAATAAACATTACTGTCTGATGTTTTAGTATATAAAGGAACGTTTTCATCGTAATCAGCATGAGTAATATCTAGAGGATATGGTGTTTCATAATCTATTAAATGACCTTTAATGTAAAAAGAATCTTCTTGTACCGGAGATACTTTAGTTTGCTCCTCAAATATAGACGTATTACCAAAATGCTGTCCTACGTCTGCTTCATCATCAAACTTTAAAATGGATTTACCATTAAGATAAAAATAATGATCTTGTACATCTTTGTTTAAAATACCTATTTTTCTAGGGCCCTGTCTTACTAACCATGCTACGTCAGATACCTGTTGTAGATGTGCTTTCGATTTCTTAGTCTGCTTATTTACCATGCTTTATTCTCCTTATTTCCATAATTTTCATCTTTACCAACAACAACTCCGCCTATGGAATAAAGTTGTTTATTAGGTGTGCCCTTGCTATTCTTAAATAGTTCTGGGCATACATCTTGTCTCATCTGTCTGTATACTTTGTCTTGATCTGGGCTAGTAAATATCCAATATGGATTCTTAGGCCAATCTAAACAAATACGTTTCAATGCTTCTTCTACAGGATCAGGCTTTGCCATTTAGAAACTCTGCATAATCACCTGGGTTCTGACTCATACGCTCTAAGTTCCACTTAGCACAAAACTTCATAAAGTACACACCCACTTGCTGTCTAGTATCTTTAGTCTTTGCGTTTTCTACTATAGCCTTACTCTCTGCTTTAACTTCATCAGGCTGTTTAGTAAGATCTATAAGTATCTTATTGCGTTCAAAGTCATCTCTAACTCTGTGTTCTGCTTCTTCATGATCTACCCAACGTTGTAACATAAAATTATTAAAATTAAATCCACCTGTATGTCTATCATTGTATGCTTCTGTAATGCCTGTCTTGTTCTTAGTGCCCTTTAGTCTAGCACCTGGATATGCACTAAACACATTGTCTGCACTATCGCCTCTAACACACTTTTCAAATAATACCCATTCAGGAACAACTGGAGTCTTAACTTCTTTAGTCTTTTTATCTATGACCCATTCTCCTGTCTTAGCATGTTTAAAGCCTTCTAGTGTAACTATTTGGTCTGTAGTACCGTTATATTGGGTTACATTAGGTGCTATGAGCTGATAAAAGTCACTGTCTGTACTAACAATAACATGGTTATCGTCTGGATGTTGTTGTATCCATGTAGCAATTAGATCATCTGCTTCTGCATTAGATTGTTGTATTACACTACAATTTGTACGTTCTTCTAAAAACTTAGTTAAATCATTATAGGACTCAAAAAATAACTCGTCATCTTCTTGTTCTCTAACACTACGTTTATTCATTGTCACTTTTCTATTAGCCTTATACGGAGGATAGAAGTCCTTACGCCAAGAACGGCCTTCTAAACACATAACAACATGATCGCCATCGAAGTCTTTCCATGCTTTCTTAATGCTATTGAACATAATGTGCATAGCCATGCCTACTCGCATATCTATGTCTTTACCATTGCCTACATGTTTTGCTCTAAAGAACATGTTTAAACTATCTACTAATATATATGTTTTTTTATCCATCAATCATTTCCTAAGTTATCATTTATTATAGCATCGAAAGGTGATTCTTTCAAGTCCTTTTCACGTTTATTTTCAAAATTTCTTTTCAAGTCGTATGTAAGGAACTTAGCATAGTTTTGTAAAATATAATTAATCTCTTCTTGAGACATGTCTTCTATGGCCTCTGAAATAACATTATCTAATGCTTTAGATAAAAGACCTAATTTTACTTTTGCTTTAACTTCAATCTGTATCTGGTCCATCTTCTTTTACCTTTACATTTACAACATCTTTAGAGCTGTTTGGCATCCTTGCTTCCTGTAACCCATAGTCTTGGTCTGCTTGTTCTTGTATAAGTACTGTTCTGCAAACATCATTGAACCATTTATTAACCACTGCTTCGTCACTTTCACCTGTATACCCATTTTCGGATAAAAATGCTACAAATTCTTCGTTCCAGTCTAGTTCCATATAACCTGCTTTTGCATTTTCTGGATTTACTTCTAACTTCATGACATTAACATATGGTTCTTTTTTAAGACTAGCAACTTCTTTCTCATATTCATACTTACCAATCTTTCCATTATTAAAATCTATTTCTAATTGGGCTACCGATTTCTCTTCTTCTGTTTCTGCACCAATGTCTGCTAATGCTTTTTCTAGGTCTTCGCCATCATAGTAATACTCTGCTTCTGCTATTGCTCTGGACTTACCTTTGAGTCCCCAACTAGCAGGCATCATTCCAAATGGTATTTTAGTCTTCTTTGTCATTGTTGTCCTCTTCTGTTTTATAAATATTCACAACTCTACAAGTGTAATTCATTGTTCTACCATCTGGTAAGGTTCTTTGTACAAGAAATCTTGTACTAATACCTATCTCTGTAAGTCCTGGTTCCGGTACAACTATATCACCTGGTGTAACATTGCAAGGGTATGTTGCTATAAGTCTTATACCATACCCAAATGCTACTATGACTTCGTTGTCAACAACTTCGTAAGGTATACTAACTAGTACAGGCTTAGTTGGTGTTGCTTCTTCTAGAAGTGCATCGGCTTCTGCCATTTCTTTTTCTAGTAGTTCTTGTCGTGCTTCAGCAGACAAGTCTTCCATTAGAATAGGTAGACCGTCTGATGTATATCCTACTTCTTGGGCCTTTGTGTCGACTGCTATTGCTATAAGAATCATAAAAGCCGCCGCCATCAAAAGCGGACTCATATTTTTTAAAAAGTTTTTATCGTGTTTATTCATGACCAAATACCCTTGTTAATAATACCTTCTTCTAGTGTAGTTTCAGTATTAACATCTTGTATATAGAACTCAGCCTCCATATCCCAATTCTCAAACGTTTGGGTTTTAAGATCGAGGATACTATTACCCTCACCTTGGGGATACCAACTATCTTCGTATTCTCCCCATCCTTTTACATATATTCTGTACATATCTTTCTCCTATTATTTTCCTATTGCATTTCCATATATATGTACATGTACTCTGCTAGTATATCTATAACCACGTTGTATTGCCTCATCGGCTATTGTGGCTTCGGTTTGTACCAAACCTTCAAATGTGCCGCCAACTCCCATAATCCATACAGGGAAATCACAGCCGGCATCTCTAAATGCTTTTGTATGTTCTTCTACTTCTCTCCAACTTTCTTCGGTACCGTTGACTACAAACTTTAATTGTCCATGTGGAGATACTTCTGCGTACCGGCCAACCACTTCTGGTTGTATTGCTTTTTTATTCTTCTCACCAGCAGTTGCCCAAAGTTTAGGACTAATACTCCAGTACCATTCACCTGAATAGTTTTTAATATACTCTGCCATTTCATCTTCAATTGGCCTAGTACCGTTTGTTTCAACAGTAACATAATTAGGCATATTATCTCGTCGAGAAAACTCATCCATTATATGTATCATACCAGGTTGTGTCTTCTTAAGCATTGGTTCACCGCCTGTAAATACCATATGTGCTTCTTGTCCTGTAGCAGGATGTATAAATTGAGAGTGCGGCAGAAGGGCTGTAAGTTCGTCTACAGCCTCCTGTACCGTCTTATCAACTATTAAGTGTTTGTACTTCTTACTCCAAGTATAACTACTATCACAACCTTTATCAAACACAGGAAGATCAAATACACTCGTTACGTCTGTAATATCAATAGTTTGATAAGGCAGTTCGTACGTCTCAGGATTAGTAGGATCACTTTGTCCAAAACCATTGCATTGCAAATTACATAGGAAAAATCTCATCCACAGACTAGGGACACCAACATACTGTCCTTCACCTTGTGCTGAGTAAAATGTTTCGCTAAATTTTAATTTAGGTTCGTTCTCTATCATCTTCTACTTGTAACAATTTAAATAATTCGTCGTTAGATAATGTATCACCAATCGCACCATCTATTGCTTTGTACACAACCACATGTAATTCACTCTCCTCAAATGTATCAATACCTTGAGTAATGTCGTCATATACTTCTACTGCTAATTTAATAAATCCTTTATCAAACAATTCATTAAAATTATTAGACTCCGGTAAAAATATCTTTCCAAACTGTATAACTTTAATAAAGAAGGTATCAGATATCTGCACAGTTTCTATTTTAACATCTTGTCTATCTATAGAATTATTTATAACCTTTAAGTGTACACCTCTGCCTAGTCTATCAATATCTGCTAAAGCATCTATACATTCCCATATCTCTGATAAGTTTACAGGAAATCTTTTAGTAATAAAGTCAATAGACTGTCTATCACAGACACTATCAACTACATCTCTAACTAAGACTGCTCTTTTTCCTATTACTAAATGGTTGTTTCTAGATGATATCATTATTTACTTGCGAATGAGTTTTGAAGTTTAATATTATCAAAGAACTCTTTCTTTGTACTTGGGTCGTTAAAGAACGAACCTTCTAATACAGTTGTTTGAGTTAAACTACTATGTGCTAACACACCTCTGTTTTCTACACACCCATGTGTTGCTTGTATATAAACACCTAAGTTCTGACTACCAGTTGCTTTCATAATTTCTCTAGAAATATCATTAGCAAGTTCTTCTTGCAATGTGCCACGTCTAGCACACCATTGTGCTATTCTAGTATACTTAGAAAGACCTATAAGTGTCTCTCCTGCAATAATACCTATATATGCAGTACCTTTAACAGGCTGATGATGATGTGAACACATACTAAGTATTTCACTTCTAACTACTAACATGCCTTTATAACCTTCTTCAATGTCATTAGGAAATGCTGTGGCATTAGGCATATTGTTATACCTACCCCACATAAGTTCGTTAATATACATTTTAGAAAGACGTCTAGCAGTACCTTGACTATTAGGATCTGTAAATCTATCTATAAGTAATGTGTCTAATACACCTTCAAAATGAGGAACAAGTTCTTCAATAAGTGCTAGGTCATCGCCCTCATCCATAAATTGTGCAACGTTATCACTTGCCCAATACTTATGTCCAGCATCTTTAATCCTTTGCGTTATCTTTTCACTAACCTTCATTTTGCATCACCTCAATCCTTCTTCTTAATTCTTCTATTTCCCTTTTAAGAGATAGTTTCTCTAACTTCTCTTGCCTTACTTTGTCATCACTATCATGATGTTCCCAATGCCTTGTAATCTTCTCATCTAACTCCCTATGAATTTCTTCTAGGTGTTTTAAATGGTTATTAAGACTTTGTAATGTGCTCATTGGACTCCTTTAATATGCCCTTTTCCCAATTTTCACATACGTCATTTGCATAATGTATGCTCTTGTCTCGTACATCTACTGTACCAAACTGTTCATAGTTTTTCCATAAGTGAACAACAAAACCATTGTCTTCCACTACCTCTGCTTTTTTATGAACTTTCACTTCATGTTCTCCTGTAAATCCACCGCACATTATTTCCACCATTCCTCATATGGAAAGACTATCCATCTTTCCTCTTCTGGAGTAACAATCTTTCCTGCATAACTTACTTTACTAAATTTACTACTCTCTTTATCATATAGTGTAGCATACTTTATACCTTCATGCAAGTGAAACATATTACTATTTTCTTCCGCATCAAATGTCCTAACTACTTCGTCGATTGCAGTAAGTGTTTCTCCTGAATCATTAATATCATCTACAATTAAAATATCTTCACTACTATATTTAGACAAAATAGTTTCTAACCTAGTGGATTCTTTGATCATTTTATGATCTCTAGTTTGCCATTCAAAACCATGAAAGGGAACATTATAATAATGGCTTAGCATTACGCCAACAGGATATCCGCCTCTTCCAGGTCCCAGTATAACATCTGGACTAAATTTGTCTAGTGCTATCTGTTGTGTGATACTGGATAGATAGGATTGTAATATATCCCAAGACTGATATTCCTTCATTATCTTTTAACCTTAGTTTTATGATATTCTATTTCGTCTTTTACTATATCTTTTATAGTATACGTAGATTCCCAGCCAAATTCTTCAAATGCTTTTGCAATATTGGCAGATGTTTTTGCAGGGTCGCCTTCTCTTTTAGGCCCGTACTCTACATCTACTGTTACATCTAACTGCTCTTCTACTTCTGTAATTACTTCTTTAATACTGCTAGACGAACCTGCACCTATGTTAAAAGAACCACCTGCACCACCGTCAAATAGATAGTTAAGTGCGGCCATATGTGCTGTTGCGATATCAACAACATGAGTATAATCTCTCATACATGTTCCATCAGGGGTATCATAATCATTACCATTACAAGTAAATGTTTCGCCTAATAATGCTTTCTCAACAAGGATAGGTATCATATGTTCTTTTGGATCTAATTGATATCCTAACCCTTTATAACTACCTGCGGCATTAAAATATCTTAATGCAGTATAACTGAAGTCGTATGCTTTTGCAAAATCTTCTAATACATGTTCCACCATAAGTTTACTTTTACCATATGGTGTTAAAGGATTAGTTGGATCTATTTCTGAATTTAATAACATCTCTGAGTTACCATATACAGAACTTGTGCTACTAAACACTACATGTTTAACACCTGAAGCAACACATTGCTCTAATAACATAATACTATTAGCAACATTATTAAAATATGTTTCTGCAGGATTACCTACACTCTTAGGCACACTATGGTTGGCGGCCAGATGTATAACAGCATCAGGCTTTGTTAATTCTAATACTCCTTTAAGTTGATTATTTGCTATATCAAAAGGATATTGTGTTACGCCATCTAGACTTCTCTTAACTCTGTCAATGTTAATAACATTGTATCCTGACTGTTGTAATAAAGTACAGGTAACACTTCCTATGAAGCCGCTACCGCCTGTTACTAAAATTGTTTTTTGTTCACTCATATTTTGCTCTGGCTACATGCCTTCTAAATAAGTTATCATTTCTAGATAACTGTTCACCGTCACCAGTCATTGCATCTATAGTTCTTCCTATAGTACCGTTCTGATAGTCCGATATCTTACCTATATTATACTGTGAAACGTCTTCCTTGTCAATAGCAGTAGTCATTTTTTGTAACTTCTCTATTGCATCTTGTAGGCTCCAAGGCACATATAAGTGGTTTCCGTTATTAGCAAATACTTCTGGAAAACTTCTGTAAGCAGGATACAATGTTAATGTACCAAATGTATCTGCTTCACTAACAGTATTACTTACCCAGTCCTGTAAGGCGCAGTTAAATAATACTTTGCTGTCTGCAAGTAGTTCATAATAATCGTTTTTCTTTAAACCTGTGTAGATTTTAAAGTTAGCAGAATTGCCATCTTGTAATGCCATTGCACGTTCTACATACTCTGGATCATTACTTTTTAGCTCAGGGTGTCCGCAAAATATTGCAAACTCCATTGTAGGATCAATTTTATAATAGGATTCTGCTAAGTCCATATAAAAGTGCGGTTGTTTCTCATCGTCCCAACGTGCCGCAAACCCAACTCTATTTGTTCGTTCCTTTAAAGGAATGTTGGTATCAATTCTACCTCTTACTTCTTCTTTACCATATGGTAAACCAGTTACATAAATAGGTGCTTTGATACCAGCAATTCTTAGATGAGCAACAAACTCTTCCGAAGCAACCATAATGCCTGATACAAATTGATCAAGCATCTCCTCATACTTACGCATCCAATCAAACATGCCTTCTCTAATTAAGAAGTCATCTGGATCAGTTGTTTGTGCAAGGAACCTGACATAAACCTTAGGTCTAAATTCAGGCGGTGATTGGTCCATAATGTAGGGTAAACATTCTAGACCCGGTGTAAACATATCCTCATAAAAAATAACATCATCACTAGTGATTTCGCCATTCTTCATTTTTTGTATTAAGGACATTGTTTGAGATAAACTATAGTAAGTTCTACCATGTGCGTCTAATACACTACCTGTTACTATTGCTTTAGAATTATCTAATTCTTCACCAGTAATAATTTCGTAGTCAACATTACGTTCGCCAAATACTTGTTTATTCCAGTCTTCCAACTGAAGTGTGTATCTTGCTTCATAACTTTCAAGACCCATATAATATAATTTACGCATTATTTTTCTCCTAAATCACCATAATCAACAACATCAGTAATTTCATCGTCTAGACCCTGTGCATAATCCTGCTTAGAGTCAGCCTCTTCTTTACTGATCTTTTTAGGTTGTTTTTTCTCTTCCTCAGCCATTACATTGAGTTCTTTTTATCTTGGATCTCATTCCTTCTAACTTTACATAGTTTAGAAATTTCCATAAGAGCCTTTCTTGCTCTTGCGGCTGAAGCCTTAACTCCATTAATTTCAAACTTTTCATGCTCCATGGTATAATCTTCCATTAAAGCCTTCAGTTGTAGATGTGTTTCCATTATTATCTCCTTTAAGTTAATCATCAATGCCAGGTACAAAAGTGTCCTGACTATCATCTTTGTGTGGGTTACCACCTTCATACCAACTACCCTCTGCTACTTCTGTAACAATAGGTTCGTGATACTCCATTTCGCAACCGTTTTCATTATCTTCGGCTACGGAAATCTTTATATAACGACCTGGAAATTCTTCCTGTATCGTTTCTGCTAATTCATCTGCTATCATTTCACATGACTTGTTATTAAGTTGTACAACTTCTGTATTGTAGAGGCTTTCAAGCCATCTCTTAAATTGAATAAATTCTATATCTCTATCTTCATGGAATACTTCAATCCATACTTTAAAGTGGAATATATGTCTGTGTTTATATCCTAAGAAACTTACATCATACTCATCACCTGTTGCTGTAGTAGGATTCGTATCTGCTCCAGGATAAAAATGTATGCCTTCTTTACTAAATGTTACCCAAATACTTCTCATGTGCCAAATCCTAATTGTCCTTTAAGCCAGTCATCTAATTCTTGTTGTGTCATATTCTTTATTCCTAGTTATTATATTAACATCATTTATGCTTTTTGTCAACTTAATAAAGGCAACTCTTCTGGTAGTTGCCAATCTCCTTTATATACATATCTATTTTCAAACGTTGTGTCTTCTATATCTCTTTCAAGTGTGACAACATCTCCAGGGTATTCCTTAAATACTTTTTCTATAATATTAATATACTTTTTATAATGTTGAAAGTTTTCATTAAGTATATTATCACTTATATTGCCTTTGTATGTGTACATTAATTTTTTATCAGGTAATCCGTTAATAAACCTTACTGATCTACTAACTATTTGTTCTTTTTTATTTTCTCTTTGTAAGTAAAATATTTTATCTGCAACCTCGCATAATTTTGAGCAATACTTTAAAATAAGATCTATACTTAATAAATGTAAATGATCTGGAAATAACTTTGCTATACAATTTTTAGATTCTGTAAAACGTTTGATCTGAAATTGTGCTAATTGTTCTGTATAATGTAATGCAGGATTTTCCTCACAAAAGTTTTGCCATTCCTTATTATCAATTATATTTCTAGAAAGTTTCTTTTTAAAAGTACGTTTATTTAATATTTCACCAAAATCTAAATCATAGTTATTACTTCTGCTAAGATTACTTTTAAATTTTGAAGACCCTGTTGAAGGTGTAGCAAATATTAATGTTCTCATTGCTTTTTCTCTAAGGCCTCTTCTTTAGTAAGACCCATTTCTTTTAATGCTTCTTCTATTTCATAATCATAATAAGCACCAGTAAGTTTTCTTAATCTACTTCTTTCACTTAATATAACCGAACTAACCCAGCAACTATATATCATAAAACATAATACTACTATTATAACTACTGTTTGTAAAAAATCTATCATTTAGGCTCCTTTAATATATCATGTCTTTCGTTTAAGAATTCGTATTCTACATCTTCCTGCGTAACATCACACCAATTACATGGTTGTCCAATAGCAGTACCTGTAGGGCCGGATTCTTTGCAATTATGCATCCAAAGTTTTTCTTCTTTAGAGGTCCGCAAAGTAATCTTCTACTTCTTCCGGCATTACTGCACCTGTTTTAATAAAAAATTTAAATAATCTTTCTAAAACATATTCTAAATCTTCTACCTCTTGCATGTCTGACTCTATTGACATTTTTGTTACAATGCCGTCGTCATCAGTACATTTTATTTCGTAAATGTTCAATCTATTTCCTTATCGTTTGTAAATTTCTTCCAAGGTGTTAAGTAACCTTTTCTAAACATATTGCTTAAAGGAAAAGTATAAACTCCTTGGTTTGTACTCTTCCACCCTTTATCACCTACTCTAAATACAGTATTCTTGTGATATTTTTCTATGTTTGGTAAGACTCCTGTTATTACAGGTATAAAGTGTTCACATTTATGTAACTCCATATCGTATACATCATCTGCATATTTAATATCGTAATCTAAAGTTACAGGAATTTTATGCTGTAACATATTCCAGATTAAATCCTTCCAAAGTTCAAACTGTTTCATTTTAATAGGATCAAAATAACAAAAATGAATATGTTCACAATCATGATTAAGAGCTCTAGAAAGTATTTCTATACTAGGCTCGTATCCTCTAACGAATAAAGTCTTCTTGCCTTTCATAATGGTATTTTCTACTTCGTACCCTATAAAAAACTTTTTACTTTTATTCACCGTCAAAGTCTCCAGTCATAATATCATGATTCATATCACCATCTCTGTCACCTTCAATGTATTCTTCTTGCTCAAAGAAACTACCAAAGTTATTACTTTTGCCTGCTTGCCAGCCATTCTGTGTAATCTCATCTAGGAACAGTTTATTATCTGCTAACATTTTGTGTGGATTTGGATTTGCAGGATCTAATAACTCTTCTACAAATTGATCAAACATTAATATAATACCTGGTACATGTGGACTTCTTTCATTAGTGCTAGATGCTTTTTTCTCACCAGTTCTATATTCTCTCCAATCACATGATGTTCTATGTTTCTCAACATCAGCAAGTCTATTTGCTTCTATGAATGCTTCTATGTGATTATGTACACTATGACCCATATATAAACTATAACTTAATGTATCCCAACTTGTTCTTGATTCTTTACCTGCTTTGTTTAGATCACCATGTCCTTGTACACATATATCACCTACTTTTAATCTATCCATAATAGGACCTTTAAAAGGCATTGGTAAGGTTGAACCTTTTAAGTCCTTATTGTCTATAGCCTTATCCATGTAGTAACCAAAACGTTTCTTATCAAAGAAGTTATATGTATATGTTTGTCCGTATGCTGTATTAACAAAAGGAGAAGCCGCATCATAACTAAGTTGTATATTAGGACTATCGTGCTTTCTTAATTGCCTTTGTATACTTGTTAAGTAACAACCCCAATGTAATTTACCTGTACCAAGGCAATGAATCCAACCTTTGCCTTCTAATAACCCTCTTTCACGAAGTTGTAGTAGTCTTTTAAGTAGTTGTTCCATTTGGCCAATGTTAATACCAGCCATTGCATAACCTTCTAGTGTTCTTGCTTCGTCACCGTAGTGTTCTTTTACAAATGCAGGGTCACTAAAAGGAGTAACTAAGTCAAACCATTCTTGTGCCGAGGCATCATCTGCTCCACTTAATACGTTAAGAAACTTTGTTGCACCTGGTACTCTGTTAGTAACAAAGTAGTCCAAGTTATACATACTCATATCAATTGTTTCTTTAACGTCTGTAAGTCCTGTCTTTTTATTATAGGGAGGTATGGCCGCGAATGCTGGAAAGTCTAATGTCATACTCCAGTCTGCTGTATACTCCATCCAACGTAACATCTTCTCACACAGGGCTTCTCTGGCCTTACTATCAGGCTTAATAGCATCTTCCCAGTCCAGTTTAATAACACCCTTAGCGACCTGAAAGCCACCTGAATCACCTAATATAGTAGTTTTTGTTCTATCACGTTTCTGAATCATACGCTCATGTATGTCAGTTTTAGTTAGGTCTAATTGGGCGTGACCGGCTGAATATAACCCATAAGGATAGTAGTAATAACCATCTTCGTCTAAGAAATTCAGACCTTGTAGACCCTTTTCAAATCCTTCTGGACATCTCATGGTATCCACTTCGTCATCATACTTTGCTAATTGCCTTGTATAAAAGGCACTAATAGCCGGCAAGTATAATGCGTAGTCTTCTATTTTCTTATCAAAGTTCATAGTTTAACTCTTTGCTGGAAGTAAGTATGTGTATTTTGCAATACCTGAATCAACTATAATTTGTAATAGTCCCTCATCATTAATACTCATTACAACATTACTTGAATCACTTAATCTTAAAATTTTAAGTACAATATCTAAAGGCCATCTCCAGTCTTTAGTAATACTTCCGTCAATGTCGTTACTAATAAGAATCTTAGTTCTATCACTAACCCCATCTCCTATATGAAAGTATAACTCTGTACCATCTGTTTTAGGACTAAAGTTTGCTTCATATGTTCCTAACACACTATTAAAGTATGATAAGTCAGATAAGTTCTTTTTAGTTGGAACAATGTTTACATCAAACTCAGCACCTTTAAACTTAATACTTTTTAATTGTTGATTGATAACATCTGCTAACATAAATCTATAGTTTGCATCGTTACCCTCTTTACTTTTAAATGCAACTTCAACAGGAACAACGTCACCGTTACGTTCTTGTGTTACTACATTAACTGTAGCATCTGCATCATCAAAGCCTGGATACTGTAAGTATCCTTGTAGTACACCCATTCTGCTTAGTCCAACAGTTGCGTCTACAAAATCTGGAACAGGTTGTAAGGTCTCACCTTTAAAAATTACTGTTTTGTCTGCGTCAACAGTCTCAACAATAGTTTTATCAACTTCTCCGGTTATTTTTACCATTTCAAAGATACCCAAACCATGTGTATGTTTTAGAACATCTTTAAATACATCTTTTATTGCCATAATTATTCTCCGCGATATAATTTATTATACATTACTATTTAGAAAAGTCAATTACTTTTTCTCCTTTTTTTTAGATTAAAATTCAAAGAACGTAGACAAAGTTTTACTTTGTGTTGTTTTATCTAGATTAAACCCCATAGGACCTATGACATTTTTAATCTTTTTATCTAAAATTGTTTCTTCCATCAGTTCCTCGTCAAAAGGCAACTCTTTGAACCACTTGGGTATATTGAGCTCATCTGTTGGATAGGCTACACTAGTATAACCCATTGGATTGTTTTTTAGTTTACATACAATAACTTTCATACTATCAGTTATTGGTAAACTATATTGATCACTGTTTGCTTGTTTTAAATTGTTCCAGTTCACACTTGCTCTAACATGCCCAGGTATCATTGACTTCTTACCTTCGTTTTCTAATGCTTCTAACTTATGTAGAGTGTGGCTACTGGCAACCCTCGCCTGTGAGTTCATCTTTTGTGTATACATAGTCACGTTGTTTGCTCTCTTAGGAGTACCTTTCTCCCATGCAGGCAAATTTTTAAAATATTCTTTAAAGTCCATAATTTTAGTAAGGACGGCATCTTCAGTCTTACCATCCAAACAATCAAATAATATTTCTTCTAAAAAGTCTTGTATAAATTCAGGTGTATCAGAACGTTTAATTTCTAATCCCATTGCTTTTAGTTTGCCGCCTTCTGGTTGATATCCTTCTATGTCTAAACAAAGTATAGCATACCTTTTCTTTGTTAGGAACAAACCAGACTTGCCTACTACTTCTCTACCGGCAATCATCACAGCACCTGAGGTCTCTGGAACATTAAATGTGTCTTTTAAAAACTTGGGGAACGTATCACTAACAGTATCTGATATATGGTCATATAATTTAATAGCACTATCCATATTCAGTTTTTCACCTTCTGGCAAGGCCGGGACAGCACTAAAGTATACAGAGTCAGTATCACCATATACTATGCAATCTCCTTGATAGTCATATTCGCCTGTAAGCATCCTATTTGTTTCACATGCCATATGTTTTGTAATGCTTCTACCAGTAAGTGTAGTTGATTGCCCTATACGTTTGTCATAGAATCTACAACCTGGATTAAGTATAGCACCATATAAACTATTAAGGATAATCTTTTTAACTAACTGTCTTTTATCATAAAAGGCCTTCTCTGCATCAGTTGTTGCTGACTTTTTCTTGGCCTGTAATTCTTGTCTCTCAGAATACCAACGTTCTAATAGGCCAGGCACAACACCTTGTATATCTGTTTTAAACAAAGTGCCATTAGCACTTATGTTCCAAGGTTGTCCGCTATTGAATACTAAGTTGTATACATCAGCACCTGTAACTTTATGTGTAGAGCCGTCTTCCATATCTAAATTCATTACATGATCTACGTCTTTGTTGTTTACAAACTCAAACTCGTTAGTACCAAACTTCCCATGCCATGCATCAGCAAAAGAACTTTTTTCCAATTTAATTTTATTAGTAATTTCCTCTATAGTATAATCGTCTCTAAGTTGTCCAACAATAGTCTCTGGTGCCATGTTTAATGCTCTAAACACACTAGGGTATAGACTGTTTAAATCCATACTGCCTATCCATTCATGGTATCCTTTCTTTGGAGATGCCACAAAGGCGCCAGCCGCTGTGTCTCGTTCTCGATCTCCTCTAATCTTATCAGGGACAACCATGCCACGTCTATGTGCTTCATTAATAATTGCTTGTTCTGTAGTTGCTACGGCACCCATTGTCACTGGAAGTAGTACAGTATTTTCATGTGATATAATATTTGCTAAGTCAATAAATTGTAACTTCTTATCCATTTTATCTAATAGCATAACATCTTGTATGTTATATTCTAAAAACTTTAGGAAGTCATGATTATAAAGTCTATCTAGACTTCCTTCATATACAACTTTCTTTTCACCTACTTCCATTTCACCAATATAATCTAATCTGTAACTATGCCTTTCTTCGTAGTTGTATTTTCTATATAGTTCTAAATAGTCTAAGTGTACACGACCTACTAAGTCAAAACTTTGTGTCTCTTTACCATATTGTACAAACTTTCTTTCCTTAGGAAGTTTTTTAAGTAAACACATACGTCTTGTTTCTGACTTACCCATAGTTCTAATAATTCTATTAATGGTATAGGGTATATCGTAAGATTCACTATTCCAGCCACTTAATACATCTGCATCTTCAATTACATTTAGGAACACATCAAGCATTTCTTTTTCTGTTCTAAATAATTTAACTTCTGATAGAGGACTTGCTACTTCATGTGCTTGTTCCCATGTTAATGTCTTAGGAGGAACTGCTAAACAAATCATTGCATCCATCCATTGTAAATATACTCCAATAGATGTAATAGGCGAGAAGGCATCTTCTGGACTACTGTATCCTCGAGTAGGGTCAAAGTCTACTTCAATATCGAAAAATGCAGTTTGTAATTTAGGCGGGTCTATGTTTAAATAATCTCGCTCTAGGACCTTCTGTACGGGTCGTATATCACTTTCGTATAAGCCATTGTGCTTACATATACCTAGATTCTTTTTAAAGTCTTTTTGGCTATTGCACCTTACTTCAGTTACATTATCACCAAAGATACTTTTATGTTTACCGTTTGGGTCACCATAATAAAAATTGTGTTCTGGTTTAACGTCTGTAATTATACGTTCGCCATTCACACGTTCTACAACTGTAACTACGTCTTTTCCGGATTCGTAGAATGCGTCTACATAACTCATAGATATCTTGCCTTAATCATAATACTAGTATACAGTATTATGACTGTCTTGTCAATTGTTTTATAGTGTTTTGCCTACAGTTTCTAAAATAGTTTCAAGTTCATCGAACTTATCAAACTCATCTTGAAATTTGGCTTTGTGGGCAACTTTTACTGCTTTCATTAATACACCTGGTTTAAGGTCCATTTCTTCTGCTATTGCTTTTACCGTTTCGCGGAGCCCTACGTTTAGAGCGTCTACTTCGTATAGGACTTGATCGCCCTCAGTTATTAATTTTTTAAGTCTTGCAACTTCTTCTTGATTAAATGTTTTATTAAATGCCATTCTTACTACCTCGATTCTATGTTTATATTTACGCCTAGTTCTTGTAGTATAACAGGTTTCCTGGTACTGTCAAGATCTAATTCTAATGTAAACACAGATTTGAATCCGGGGAAGTTCTCGAAAGAGATTGCTTCTAATATTTCTCTAGTAGTTATTATATTGCCTTTGGAATCAAAGGCTTGGAATTGTTCACCTGTGTGATGTACTTCTACAAGCATCACACTTCTACCGATGCTTCAAATGTAAATTGTATGTCGTCAAATTCGTTAAATAATTCCTCAGATATTTCATCACCTTCATCGGAACCAATTGCTTCTTCCAAAACAATTTCATATATCCACATATCACCATCGTTATCGTCGCTAGTATATGCCATAACTTCTATACCCACCTTTGCTTTTTCTTCATCGTAAGCAACGAGTAGTTTAGTTGGTACAACACTTTGCACAACATCAAAATACACAATAACATCCTCATCAGGAAGTTCTTCTCGTGTCAGCATTCTTACAAAGTGTTTAATAAACATTACAATTACTTACCTTTTGCGTATGCTTGTGATCCAAAGAACGCGGCTACGATACCTGCTACTGCTACAAAATATGTAGCGGCCATATCGCCAAGTATCTCACTTGCTTGTTCTAAGCCAGTTAAAGATGCAACTACGACAGCAAATGGGTATAGCAATAGTCCTGCTAATGCAAACCAAGTCATTGTTCGTTGTGCATCACGCATTGCGTCTGCATCTTCTAATTCTTTACGTTTAAATTCTAAATACATTGCCTCTTCGGCTTTTGAAACCTTTCCATCACCGTTAGAATCGGCTGGATGAAATTTCTTTTCTGTGTCGTCTGCCATTGTATAACTCCCTAATTTGTTATACTACTATTTATCACAGAAAGGGGAATCCGTAATCTGGGACATACCAAATTACGGATCATTCAACTAGGCGTTCAGCCATATTGTAAGTCATTAACTCTTTGGGTTTTTATACCGCCCTCAAGTATTACCTTACTGGTTCAATTCACTTGATATTTTTATTCTATTAACAACTGTTTCCATACCGTTATGATATCTACCTTTGTTGTGCGATTTTACATAACCCTCTAATGTGATTGTATCACCTAGATTGATATTTTTAGAATAGAAAAATTTTAATATATGCTCACCTTTCACACTACATGTTACCAAGTAACTCATAGTTCTAGGTATATATCTTACAAATTCAATAGTTGCCTCAAAAGTGCCTCTTTCATGTAATGTCCCTACAACGTGGCTAGTTCTAGATAATTCTAATTCTCTATCAGTCCAAGCATCTTGATCTATTTTATTATAATATACTTTAGGTAAACTAGATGTAATACCCAATTGCGTCTTATCAATATATTCTGAATTTACTAGAGTTAAAACATTACTCTCAAACTCTGTTAATTTTCTTTCTATTGCTTTAAAACTAAGACCCTTTAAATAATCTATGACATTTTCTGCCATCGCAATATCATCTTTATTAACCATTAGTTTAGGCAATGGATTTTTAAATTTAAGTTCTTTAGGCTCTAAAAAATGTGCATATAGTAAGTCACTGTTCGCTCTTTTGCCTTCAAACTTTTTATCAAATCTAATAGTATCTTTACTTAGAAACCCACTATTAAATCTATGTGCGGCACAACTAACTGCGATTACATCTGTTGTTTTAAACATAAATATTGACTCCCATCTTTTCATTTAATATACACTAGTATAGCAAATTTTTATATATTGTCAACCTTTTTAGTCAAAAAAATACCCCCAAAAGGAGGCATTTTCTTTTCTAATTTAAATTAGAATGTTTTAGATAATGAAAATACTACTGTATCTTCGTCCATCATTCCTGAATTATCATCAGCAGTAAAGTCAACGTATGCTAACTCTCCTGATAAATTAAAAGGTAAATCAAATGACTTAGATATTGTAATGTTGTCCCCAACATTATCATACATACCATAAGAAACATCAACACCCATTACTGCGTATCCAAATTTCGTATAGTCGTTCCAGTCATCTTGTCCCATTATGTGTGTAATTGATACGTCACCTAAAGAACCTGTAAGCCAAATTTCTGATCCGTCAAGAGCATCATTTCCGCTATAAGTATAATCTACGTATGCAACGTCTATAGTAAGTGAACCTAAGTCCATTGCATAGCCCACATACATATCAGTCTCTCTGTCTGCATCTGAGAAGTCAACTTCGCCAGTCCATACACCTACATAGAATCCGCCCATATCAAAATCTGCTTGGACAGTAAAAGTCCCTTCGCCTTGAGTTTGTGATTGGCCTCTAAAGATGTAATCACTAGAATAACCTACTGATGCACCTACTCCTGCAAATGTTGGTACAGCCATAAATGACAACACCGCAACTGCTAGAGTCGTTTTAAATAATTTAAACAATTTTTTCTCCTATATTAAAAGTTATATTTATAAAGGATATTTTACCTAAAAAGGTATTATTGGATGGTACTTATATTTATCTTATTTTGATGTTAACAATTGGAGTATTCCTTCCCAATTCTTAACGACAGTACCCTCAATGGTAGCATCCATGTTATGCCCATGCTCCATTAGTATACCTGTAAGTCCAATATCAGTACCTGCTTTTAAGTTTTCAGGCTTGTCCTCTATCCAGTAATTGCCTGGATATTTGTGTCCATAGTCTGCAAGTATCTCGTCTTTATCTGCACCTGTGTCTAAGCAGATTACATCAATAAATGCGTCTCCCATTAGTTTTTTAAGATTACGTTTTCTTAATTCTTTTGCATAAGGATCTAAACTAAGACTTGTAATAGCAATAAACTTATAGCCAAACTTCTCATGTAGTAAATTAATATACCATTGTGCATCTCTCAATGGGGGCAAAAACCCTATTGCGGCACTTTCGTTAAACTGTTTAATTAAACTACGACTAGTTTGTTTTGTAATGCCGTATCTTGTACCTACATCATATACATATTGGTATCCTTCAGTAAGGTTATGTCCGTGATGTTGCATCCAAACATTGAAGCCTTCTTCCCAATCAAGTACAACTCCGTCTATATCTGTTAATATAATTTTATCTTTTTTCATAATAGTTCCTAAGTTACTGTACTATTATACAAGGAAAACTATTACCTGTCAAGTATTTTTGTTAAATAGTAGTATGAGAATTAGAACACATACAGTTTTCCCAAACTATTTATTTGAACAGAATATTGCTATTCCTGACACAATGATAGAGACTCTTAAATTAGAAAGAGACCAAATGTACGATTCTGGCATAGCACAGGATACTAACTATGGTTGGAGAACTAACAAAGAATACCCATTAGCAGACGGGCATGGGAAACTATGTAAGTTAATATCTCATCATTTTATAAGCGACTGTCAAAAGGTTTTACCAACCCAAACAAATGAGATACAAGTATGTAATCCTTATATGTTGGGAGTAAATCCAGGACATCAATACAATGTAAACATAGAACCAATGCGTTGGTACAATGCATTATTGTTTTTACAGACTACAGATAAAGGGTCTCATTTATACTTAAACAACTTTAGTGAGAAACTATATGCACAACAAAATACACAGGAATCTATGTTTATTGTAAAGCCAAAAACTAATAAAGTTGTATTCTTTCCTAGTCATATACCATGGGGACTTACTGCTAATGATAGCATGATAGAGAACCTGTTCCTCTGTCTAACATTTAGAATTGGTGTACAAGCGCCTAACCCAGCAAGACGAAATTAGATAAGAGGGCCGGAGCCCTCTTAAATATTCCTTAAGGATAAAACGGATTGTCTGTTATATACAAAGGCCATTCACAATTCTTCTTTTGTTTTTCAACATGAGGGAATTGCAATAGATTTGCTACAATTTTCTTATTCTTAAGTTGTCTTCTGACAGCACGATTTAATTGTGCCATTTGTTGATACTTAGTCATTTACATCTCCTAAAAGATGCGTTCCTTCGGTATTATCACCTACTTCCGTCTGTTTCCAGATGAACGAAGATGCGTTCCTTCGTCTAACGACTACTTCCGTTCACTGCTACATTTAGAGTGAATGAACGACGTAACTTGCGTTACATATATTATTTATACATTCTAGTCATAAAAAAGGGCCTAAAAAAGACCCTTTTAATTTGTTATTAACTAACTAGTAATTAACTCCAGTTGTAATGAACCGAGGCCACTGCCGCTCCCGCACTTGGGGAAACTGCGTTATCACTTGCGTCAAAGAATGCTAACGTTACTGCCGCATTTTTTGTTAAAGTAATATCACCATCTAATTCAATAATGTAAGTTCCAACTGTTGTTGCATCAGCGTCTGCTTTTGCTACTACTGATGTTCCTGCACCTGCATTTTCTTTTACTGTAATATAATTAATATTGTTACCACTAAATGCAGTACTAACTTTAATTACAACTTTATTAGCATAATATGTTCTGCTTGAAACGTTTGGTACTGTTCCTATTGCTACTGTAGTTGCGCCATTTCCAATAGCACTTCTAAGTAATAGTCCGTCACCGCCGTTATTAGCAACATAATCAACAACTGCCGCTGAAGTAGGAATACTAGTATCGTTATCGTTACTACCAATTCCATCTGCTTCATCAACAAATTTAGTTACTGCTATGCTTTCACCACTGTCAGTCAAAGTACCAAATGATACTACGCCTGATGCAGTAATGCCTGTTGCTGTAATTCCTGCCGCTTCAAAGTCAGCCGCTGTAAGAGTTAAATCTCCAGCAGTTGAACCGTCAGCAGTAGTAGTTGCCGCTACAAATCTATCAACATTTTGATCCCAACCAAAGAAGCCGTTGTCTCCGTCAGTTCCTCTTTCGTATATGTGACCAATGTCGTTAGGGTTAGCACCTGTTAAGCCAGATTGTAATACAACCAATGTATCTGTAATAGTTGTGTTAGTAGAGTTTACACTAGTTTGTGTACCACTAACAGTTAAGTTACCACCAACAGTTACATCACCTGATGTATTAATACTTGTAACACCAGTTAAAGCACCACTATTAATACTTGCTGTTCCATCTGTTAATGTTGTTGATGTAACACTAGTTAAACCAGTTAAGGTTGCGTCTAGGTTTACAGTCAATTCATTACCAGAACCTGCTGTATTAATGTTTGTACCACCAGCAATATCAAGTGTTTCTGAATCTAAGTCTATGCTTAGAGCTCCACCTGTATCACCTTGGAAGTCCAAGTCTGCCGCTGTTGCTACTGAATCAACGTATGCTTTAACAGATTGTTGAGTTGGGATAAGTGTAGCACTATCTGATGCCATGTTATCTTCATCTGCAAAACCTGTTACAGTAATTGTACCGTCACTTAATGAACCATACTGTACTGTTCCTGAGAACGTACCGTTAGTTGCGCCTGTTAGAGCACCACTGCTTAAAGAAGCAGTTCCATCAGTTAAAGTAGTAGCACCAACACTTGTTAGTCCACTTACTGTATCTGCTAGTCCAACAGTAATAGTATTATTACTAACTGTTGTTGTAGTTTCGTTTGAAGTACCTGCAAAGTTAATTGTATCAGTACCGACTCTTACTGTATCATCTGAACCAGTATCAGCACCTATTACTAGGTCTGAACTAATTGCCGCTTCACCGGCCGCTGTTAAACGTCCTTGTGCGTCAACTGTAAAAGTTGGAATTGCTGTTGCACTACCATATGAAGCGGCCGTTACTGCCGTGTCATCAAGTGCAAACGTTACGTCATCTGCAGTATTACTTGAAGTAATACCTGTTCCGCCCAACAGTTTTAACTTATCAGATGCTAATGCTACAACGTTATCCGCCGCATCATCTGACTGAATTGTTAAAGAAGTAGTAATTGATGCTTCACCGGCCGCTGTTAAACGTCCTTGTGCATCAACTGTGAAAGTTGCTACTGCTGTAGCACTTCCGTAACTTGCCGCTGTTACTGCCGTGTCATCTAGGTTTAATGTTACGCCATTGCCTGAACCAACTGAACTAACTCCTGTTCCACCTGCAATAGTTAATGTTTCACTGTCTAAATCAATAGCAAGTGCTCCACCTGTATCACCTTGGAAGTCCAAGTCTTGTCCTGTTACTGCCGCATCAACGTATGCTTTTACTGATTGCTGTGTTGGTACTTTAGTTGCAGAGTCTGAAGCCATATTGTCTTCATCTACAAAAGTTACGCCTGAGA